TAAGATACCAGATAGCTTTACGGGCATCTTGTACTGGTTTATCTTTATTAAACAGCCTTGATCCTGTGTATTTTAACACGTTTCCGTGGCAATAGTTGACGGCTCCTATAAGCCCTAACACATCGACAATGTAATCTATTGTTTCTATGTCCCCATTGTTGTAATGAGGAGGATGGTCTACTGCTTGTGTAATAGCATCAGAAGCTTTGTTCCAACCTGTGGTAGCAGTAATGTTTGTTAAAGTTTTATTCCAATCTTCAGGAGTAGCATCATTTAGTTTCATCTTTAAAACCTTCTCTTTTATCAGGGTTAATCCAACTATCAGGAATACTCTCGCGGCTAAACCACCTAAAGCCATTGGCTGTCGCCCATTCACCGTGGCTTCTTTTAGTTCCGTCCTTACGTCTTTTAGCTTGAGGCATTGGGGCGTTAGGATTAGCAAACAAAAACACCAGTTCTTTAGTTTTAGGAAGAGCTTTTTTAATCCAAATGTACTTACTAAACTCTGGATAATCCCAGAACCTACCTTTAGCTTCAAGTAAAATAGTAATGCCGTTTATATCTTTAATAAAATCTGGATGATACTTATGTTCAATTATATAGTCTTCAGTTTCTGGATGATGTTTCCACTCTTCTAATATGCCACTGTGTAATTCATACTCAAAAGTAGAGTCATAATTACTGGCAGTGTTTTTAGATTTAGGGGGTCGAACTTTCCTGGCTTTTCTTTGGGATCTTATTTTTATATTCTTCAATGTAAAACCACCTGATACTTTTCTTTAACATGAGTTTCTAATAAACCTTGAAGCATTATTAAATCATCAAGCTTTATGTCTTCTACTGATCCTTGTTGAAACAATAGATAAACTCCTATTGATTTCATCACATCGTCTAATGAAAGGTCTAGTTCATCTTCCATTGTATTAACTCCAAATTTATATCTTGTATATTGAGATGGGGTTTACTTTTAAGTAATTGTTTAATCTTATTACTTATCCATTTAGGATGATATGAATTTAAATGTAAAGTTGTGGTCGAGTAATAATGCGTTTGTTCTGGGAGATAATTAAACACATTAGAAACATTTATTTTAGCAGCTTCTTTATCTTCTAAAAGAGTATGCATCCACTCTACTAAAATAAATTTTACTTGCTTTCTAATCAACTTAGCTTTGGCATTATTCATATTAATTCTTCTACGTTGGGTTCAACTTCTATATGAGTTAAGTAAGTTAACCCATTGGAATACTTAAAGGTTCTAAGACCTTTCCCATCATTGCTATCTGAATGACAGTCAAATTTATACTTACACCACATACAACCTTTAGGTAATTTAAAGTTTCCTTTTTTACCTTCTGACACTGGAGAGTAACATTTATCAGGCATTGTATCAAGATCAAGGTTGTTTACTAAATTTAATATAGTATTTTTTATATTTGGTTTATCTAAATCATCTGGTATGTGTAAACATAACTCGCCTGATTCTTTATTAAGTACAAGGAACCCCCCGTTGTTTGTATTTTCCGCAGCTTCATAACCAGCTAATTGACCTAGGTATCCAAAAGGATCGTCTTGAGCTAATCTGCCTTGTTCAAATTTATTGAAAGCAAACTTAGAAGCAGTCTTTACATCAACTACTTCACCGTTTATTTTACAATCCATGTGGCCTAGTATGCCATTAACTTGAACTTCTTTTTGCTCATCAGTAACAGAGTAACCTGCCATTCTAACTAACATCAATACAATTTCTTCTAAGAGATGACCATAAAGAAATTTAATTTGAGTAGGGCCATTAACATCTCTCCTAGAATTATCATCTCTTTTCTCATACCATAACTGCCTTGCAGGTTTTCCTATGTTAGACATTCTTAAAGAAAAATTAGAATCTCTTGGTACAGGGTTGGCCCAGGTTTTTAAAGCTTCTCTCATTCCTTCTATTGTTTTATCTATTTCTTTTTCAGATAGAGGAAGCGGAGTTCCACTAGAAAGTTTTTCTAAATGTTCGTATATACTTGGAACTAACATATCTAAAGTTTTCATTCCCGATGCTCCACAAATCTAAGTTTTCTAGTGATTGAATTATAGTGCAGGTATTGTACACCTAATTCTTTTTGTATGTCTGTTCTGCCTGACAGTCTAGAATCTTTGTAAGACTTAACATCTATTAGTTTAATTGTCCCATCACCATGCAACGCAATCATATCTATAGGGCCAGTACACCCGCAGTTTTTAAACACTTGGTAGCCATTATCCCAAAGCCACGTAATTGCATAATGTTCTGCAAGGTCACCTACTCTGCTAGTATCAGTGCGTTTCATACCAGTTATCTCCAATCTTATACTCACCATCTAAAGGACAGTTAAGTTTAAAAGCACAGGTAACTTCTTTAATAGCCTGTACTCCTAACTCTCCTACCCTAGAAGCTTGATCTTCTTTTACTTCAAGCTGCCACTCATCATGTACGTTAGCAACAAACTTAGCATCAAGATTTTCATCCTGTATCTTTTTATTAAAGGCAATCAAAGCTTTTTTCATTACAATAGAACCGTTACCTTGTAGAAGAGTGTTTAAAGCAGCGTGTTCTGAGCGCACTGTAAGCTTACGACCATCTACTGCTTTAATAAATCTGCTTGTAGCTTCTCTTGATACTCTGTTTTTAAGAGTTTTAAATGATGGCAGACCACTAAAGAAGCGTTGTTTAAGCTGCTTACCTGCTTGTCTACCTCCTCCAGCCACGCTCCCAAGCTTTTCATCTCCTGCTCCGTACAGGAGGGCATAAATAAAAGTTTTTGCCTGATCTCTTGATTTAAGTCCAGCAAGGTTTTGGTTGGTAGTGTGAATATCTCCGTTAAGTATTTCATTTGTATACCCCTTATCGTTCATTTCGTGAGCTAACATTCTAAGTTCAAGACCCGAAGCATCAATGCCTACTAGCTTGTAACCTTTAGGAACTATCCAACAACTTCGACACTCTGGGCCATAAGGCGATTTAATACTAGGTATTTGAGCCATGTTAGGATGAGAGTGAGTCATTCTAGATGTTACCGCACCATTAGGATTAACGTACCCATGTACTCTATCTGTATTTTCATCAACTTCTTTTAACCAACTTTTAACTTGGGCTAATCTTTTCTGAAGCATAAGATACTTAGCAATCATAGCAGCTTCAGGTATATTTTTAACTTTATTTAAAGTGCCTTCATCTACTATTGGTTGACCAGTAGGTGTGCGTTTCTTTGGCTTCCAACCAAACCCAATAAGATACTCTCCTATTTGCTTACGAGATCCTAAATTAAAATTAACCGAAGTGATTCTTATAACTTCAGAACCGCCACACATTAAGTTGTACTCTTCCTCTGTAAGGCGAACACCGTTACCTTCAGGATCAGTAGCAGTCTTAGAAAGACTACCAGACTTATTGTGTTTAGGTTTTAATACTAAGTGAGTTATATCAGGTTTAAAAGTTTCATGTACTTCTGCTTGTACCCATTCTATTTTTTCTTGCAGTTCTGCTATAAGCATAGTACATTTTTGCACATCAAGTAGAAAACCATTGGTACGTTGTTGATTAATAATTGCAGCTACTGAATGTTCTATCTTAACAGAGTCCCCAGAGAAACCTTTGCTTTCTTTAGATTTTAAAAGCTCATATACTTTTAAGTTTAACTCGACATCATTGATACAATACTCTAGCATCTCAGGTGTGTAAGAATCCCAAGCTCCTTCAGAACTACCGTAGTTTCCTTTTTTAAATCCAAGACGATAACCCCAACTTTCTAAACCGTGTCCACCTTCTCTAGTAGGATTAAATAAACGTGACAGGACTAAAGTGTCTACAATTTTAACAGTAGCGAGATCTATACCTGTTATCTTTTTAATTGCAGGAATATCGTATCCTAATATGTTATGTCCTATTAACTTAGAAGCTCCTTGAAGAAGTTTTAAACCAGGAATTACATTGTCTATATCAAAAGAGTAAACTTTTTTTGTATCTACATCTATAGCAGCAATGCAAAAAATTATAGTGGGATCTAATCCGTTTGCTTCAATGTCGAAAACTAAATTCATAGCTCATCCTCTGCTGATAGATCTTCTATTTGAGTTTCAGAAAGTCTACCAGTGTCGTTATCGTAAAGCAAATGAGTAGCTACTCCAGTATCGCCAGTATACCTAGATTTAAGTACACGTACCTTCGTAGTTGATGCTTCAACTGCATCGTCTGATTGTTGGTTTCGTTCTAAAGATATAACGCAGTCACTTAATTGAGCGATACTTTGAGAGCCGCGAAGATGTGATAACCCTGTTTCAACGCCGTTCTCATGCCCTCTATTACCGTCTATCCTTCTAAGATGAGAGACTAGTATCATACCCGCCCCTGTTTCTTCGCACATACAACGTAGCCTAGTCATAATAGAATCAATAGTCCTACGCTCATCCCCTTCTACACTAGCACTAACTAGCATATGTAAGTGATCAACTACTATCCACTTACATTCACAACCTATAATCATGTAACGTATCTTACTAAAGATACTTTCAATATCATTTACACCAAAGTGAGAATGAATCCAAACCCGATCTTTATTCTCGCCGTCATATAAAATATTATATAAAGTGTCTATAGATTCTTCAGAATAAGTTTCTCTTACTCTATCAATGTGTAGTTTATTATTAGCTTCAATAGAAAGTATTCCGTCTACAGTACGAACCCAATCTTCTTCAAGCGCAATAATCCCTACATTATCTTTAGTGTTTTTAATAAGCCAATGCTCTAACTCTCTAGTTACGCTAGACTTACCTAGTCCAGTACCACCAGTAAGAGTTACTAGCTCACCGGATCTAAGACCTTCTAGTTTATTGTTAAGACCTTGCCAAGGGTAAGGTATAGATGCTTTCTTAGGGCGGTTCTTGTAGTCTTCTTTCTTGTCAGTTATGTTTAAAACACCGGATGGTGTGTAGATTTTAGATGACCACCAACATTCCATAAAGGCAGAGTGCCTTCCCTGAATTAACATATCGTTAGCGTCTTTACATCCGACAGGAAGTTTAACTATTTTTACTTTACCAGGCGATAATATCTTTGCAATTTTATTAGCACCTTCTTTCCCAGGCTTATCATTATCAAAACAAAGTATTACATTAGTAAAAGATTCAATATATTCTAAGCTTTCTTTAATATCTTTAATGCTAGAGTTAGCACCTGATCTAATAGAAACAGAGGGCCACTTACTGCCCATCATTTCGTAACCTGCTAATGCATCACACTCACCTTCAAAGATAGTAAGATACTTGCCCCCTTCTTTAAACAATTGTTCGCCAAACAATCCAACATTTTTAGGAGGTTTAGTCCAAGCAAAACCTTTATTAGAAACTTCTCTTATTTTAAAAGTCGATACTTCTTGCCCGTTATAATAAGGATAGGCGTGTTTTTGAATAGTACCGTCTTCATTAAGAGTAGATTTAACTCCATATTTTTTTATAGTTTCCTTTTTAATTTTACGATCAGTTAGCTCGTTAAACCCGTAATCGCCCGAAGTATTTATCTTTTTATTTCGCTGATGCATTTCAAAATCTTCCGTATCGTCATCAATAATTTTAGAACTATCATATACAGGATAGTAATGGCTGCAACTAAAACAAAACCCAGAGCCGTCTACATTAACGGACACTGGGTCTGAGCCACCACATTTCCTACAAGGTAAGTGGAATTTTATAAAGGTCATTACTATTCCTCTTGAGTCGGCTCAATAATTGCATCGTCTATAAGATGCTCATCTAACTTTGTTATCAAGTGGAGCGCAGCAGACCGCGCTAGAGTTTCCTCTAACGTGGCCTGATCCAAGTTGGATTTAGCTGCAACTAATACTCCAAAGATAGACTGCGCTTCAGGAGACAGCATAGCTACCTCATAAATAACATCGTCTTTAGTGTACGTTTTAGAACTCATTTTATAGCTCATCCTCTAAGTTATTTGTTTCAGTGTTATCCATGAACTCTTCGCCATCAGGGACACCAATTTCTACCAAGTTTAAAACCTGCATAGCTTGAAAGTCTAGCCCTTTAAACTGACCGTACTTGTTGTCTGTCTCCCACTCCTTATACTGAACACGAACCGTTGAACCGTTGCCTACCTTACAAGTCAGCGGGTTCTTTGCCATGTCAAACAACTTAGGGGCGGGACGGGTTTGACCATTAGGGCCGTCAACCTTACGCTTAATAATAAGTGCTGGGCCTTCTTCCATCTGCTTTAACTTGAATCCTCTCGACTCAAAATCAGTAGCAGTGTCCTGGTCTACTACCAGATTAACAGTATACACTGGCTCATAATTAGTGTTCGGAGTTGTGACGCTTGCCCAATATGCTGTACCATTTAATATAGCCATTTTT